CATACACAAATTTTACAGATCTCATCACAGACAAATTTTGCCCTCCATACAGGAATGATGCATGTGCATGGTTAGTTTGCACACTTTTAGAAGGCCTCAAGCGATTCAGGGCATCCATTTACAAGAGTGGTGGGGTTATGTTTGTGGCTCCTGTTTTTGACGAATTCAGGAAGCGTAATGCAAGAACAACAGGTGGCAAGCTGAACTGTGTGGGCATATGGACAAGTAGAAGGATAAGGTCCATACAAGATCTCATGGACGAAACTTTTGTTTACACACACACCCCTAAAGAACCTGCATTAACTTTCCATGAAAATCTAAGAGCTGTCCAAACAATTGAGAAATTTGATGATGAGTACAAGAGGCTTACTGACAGCAGAAAATCAGGCATCTTGAAGAACAGGCAAGAGCTTAACGATCTCTTACACCCTGACACAAATGTGGGGTTTTCCAGCACATTCTTGAAGGCAGCCAGCGAGTACTACATGTCTTCCAGGTTTATTGACAAGATAGGACCAATGCTTCAATCATTGAAGGAACCTATCTCACAAATATGCAGCACAAAGGCAATAATAAAAGATGGAAGACCACCAGCTAAGCCTGTTGCTGATGACGTGCTTTCAGCAAGGAAATGGTACAGGCTAGCAGGAAAGGAAGGGCTGGAGCACTCTAAAGAACTACTCAAAGCAAGCATAGCAAGGCCTGAGAAACCACGAGTCAAGGTACATGATGTCCTGGCACACAAAAAACATTTGAAGTCAACAGTGTGGGAAGAAGCTTTAGAACATGCACGCTCGAAAGTAGAACCAAAGGTTATTGCAGACATTTGCATAAAAGCTCAATATGGTAGTAAGAGAGAATTCTATGTGATGAATTACGGTGCTAAGGTGATGTCCAGGGTGTGTGAAACATACTTTAAGGGAATATGCAAACAGAGCCCAAATGAGATGATTTCCGTTCCAGGAGACACAAAGTTCTTGCACATACAGAAACTATTAGATAGGCAGACATACAGGGCACAAAAGGATGGTAAAAAACTGATGTTTGTCAATGGTGACTGTAGCAAATGGTCTGCCTCTGAAACAATGGAAGCATTGGAAACTGTCATAGATGTGACAACTAATGGGTTACCTGACCAATACAGGAACTTCCTCTTTTATGTCATGGAGTGCTGGAAGAAAAAAGAAGTGCATGTGCCTCAAGAGCTGGTTAGCAAAGTCATAACTCGAACAATACTTGAAAACAAGATACAGCCTGAGCAAAATTTTCTGCAAGGTGTTTTCAACTACCTGTCATCTCTCAAGAGTGACATAGCTCACACATACACTGATTATATCTGGTCAAAGTGG